TTAGAAACGTTGAAACGGTTCAATGCGCTACTGCGGCCCGTGGACTCACGGGCACGCTGAATATCGTCAAAGCCGTAACCGTAATCGGTTACACGCCTCCCAATGCCAGAGGCTCGTGCCGTATTGTCACCGTAAGCCATATCACTAACCTGTTTTTCTGTCCCGTCACTCTTCGACAGGAGCCTCGTCTGTGTCAGGGATCAACTGCTGTTGCAGCGCAGCATTCTGCGCACGCAACACAGCACATTCCCATTCCAACTTGCCGTTCGCTGACAGTTGGGCCAAAATGTCTTCAATGTTCAAATTTACTTCACTCACTTGTCTATCTTTCTATATATTGCCATTACGCAGCCTCCAACGCTTCGATGCGTACATCGTGCCGCTTGAGAATATTTATGAGCAACGGTACAATCGAATTATAGTTTACGCCTTCGACCTGTAAAACGTGGTCACCATTCTCATCGACTTCAAACAACTGTTCCCCGTCCTCCATAATGGGGTCACCGTCAACGTATGACATAAAGTCGCCGTCATCGTCAAGGACTTCCACCTGTTCGTAAAGCAGATTACCGTCATCATCTGTAGCATGAACCTGCGAGAACTGAGCCGTACCGTCATCGTTGAAAAGCGGAATGTACTGATACTGAGCAAGACGCGGATCAATCTCACCGACCTCCTCAGCGATCAACCCCCAATGGGACCAATCCTTACGGTCATTTTCGCAAAGTGAACGGTACCAGACGGGGCGCAAATTCAGCACCTCGTCGGCATATGCGTCTACCACATCTTCTACGTCGGTCTTGTAACGGCCCGACGAGGTGAAGCGGAACTTGCGGCCCGAGGCGGTGATGCGAGTTTCATTTCCACCTACCGTCGTGTTAGCGTAGGTGCCCACCTCGTAGGTTTCGCCCGTCATATAGGTGGGTAGAGTGCCACGGACGATAAGCGCGTAAGAGTTGTGGTGGGTACCGTCGATGCCCCAACGGCCCGTCGTATCCACATCGCCGTCGGAATACACAGTGATACGGTTACTGTTGCCATTGCGGATATACATAGTTTGACCGCTTGCCGCGTTCAAAAATGTGCTCCCGTTGGCATATTGAAGTATCGCGTAACCTGTTCCCGTTTGATCCAGATGCGAAAACGAAGCATAATCTGAGTATGATCCCGCGTAGCCGATTCGGGCACGCCCAAAGAACGAAGCCGTGTTCGTGTTATAGGCAGCAGCCATTGCCCCGTTGACAGACAACTTGTAAGAAGGTGAAGTATAGCCGATACCAATGTTGCCGCCCGAATCAACTGTCATCTTCTCAACATTGTTGATAGCAAATGCGATGTCTTGACCACTTGCAGAGTTGACAGCCGTCCTCCCCGAAGAATTCTGTATCAAGGCGTAACTAGACGTAGTATTGCTGTCTATATGAGCAAACGCTGCCCAATCAGAAGAACCCATATAGCCAACAGCAGCACGCCCAAGATAAGAAGTCGTGTTCGTGTTATAGGCAGCAGCCATCGCTCCGTTGACAGACAACTTGTAAGAAGGTGAAGTATAACCGATACCGACGTTGCCCGAGGTGAGGAACGTCATACACCTAACATCATTTGTGACAATCGCAAATGTGTGATTCGATTTTGACCCGACATGGATGTAATGGTCGCTGTCGTCTGCTTCCAGCGTGGCGGTTCGGCCTTCACTCGAAACGACCAGAATCTCCCCATCAGTAGTGCCACCCACTTCCAACATGGCTGACGGGCTGGCGGTGCCGATACCGACACGATCATTTGTCGTATCCACAGCCAACACATCCGTGTCAAACGTGATGTCGCCCGTGATATTGGTATCCAAATTTAATGTTACGGCGCCAGAAGTACCGCCACCGTTCAGGTTGGTGCCAGCAGTAACCCCAGTAATGTCACCCTGCGGGGCTAAATCCGCTATGGACTGGGCTGTAACCTTCTTAGAACCATTATCTGTAATATCCTCAATCGCAACATAATCACCCGTAGCGACTGTAGCAACAGACAATTCGTTGATGTCCAGCGCCAGCGTGACATCCCCTGACGCTCCCCCCCCAGATAAGCCGTTACCTGCCGTGACAGCAGTAATGTCACCTATCGGAATACCACCAATGGTTTCAGAAATCTTCCGCAACTCATACTCCATTGAACGAGCATTTGCACCCGTGAAACGATGAGTTGGTTTATAGACGGCCATCAGGCCACCTCCGCGTGCCACTCCAAATGACGCTGCTGCGACGAACGCACCTCTCGCACATCGCCTTTCACTTCAATCACATCAGTTCCTATTGCTTCCAGTTTCGCTTGATTCAGCGCATGTTGTTCCGTGTTTTCCCGCACAGTTTTGCGTACCATGTTGAACAGGCCAGTCACTATCGCTGCTGTTATCGCGCCGATTGCTCCGACCCATTCGATACCCATTACGCGGCTTCAATGGCCGCAAGGCGGCTGTCAAGTTCCTTGATAGCGGCAACCACATGCGGGACAAGCCCCGTCATGTTAAGTTTCTGAGGACGTACCCGTTCATATTCCGATTCGTTATCGGTAGCGGGCACAACCTCAACTGCGTCCTTTTCACCAGATACCACCGTAGGCACCACAGTCTCAACCTCGTCAGCGATAAACCCTGCCTGTGTCCCAAGGTTTTCGCTGCCAAGCATGAGGAACGACCGAGGCTGTAACGCGCGTACGGTTTCCAAACCCATATTCAGATCAGTAATGGAATGCTTCAGGCGTCGATCAGACGCCGAATTGAATTGGACACCGACGCCGTAGCCCACGATCTCACCGTGTTCAACATCACCACTGTCAAGAAACTGGGCAAAGTTAGTGCTGGGAGACGCTGCGCCCGCACGAATTATAAGCATGTTCTCTGTGCCAGCAGCCGCCATGATGCGGGCAACGTAGCCTGTGCCTCCGTTGCCGTAAACGTCAAGGTTGTAGGAAGGTACAGCGGTATTGACGCCGACACGGTTATTTGTTGCATCCACCTTGAGTGTGGACGTATCAACTGTCAGATCACCAGTAATTGTGGCTGAAGTCAGCGTACCCACTGAGGTAAGCGATGACGCTGTAACCCCCGAATTCAACGTGCTGCCAGTAAGTGTGCCAGCAGCAGCCGTTACTGTAATGGCCCCTGACCCATCGAAATCAACACCGTTGATAGCGCGGGCTGTCGCCAATTCCGTGGCTGTATCAGCGTTACCTGTTACATCACCCGTAATATTGCCCGCAAACGCGGTGGCAGTCAGCAGACCAGTGCTGGGGTTATACGTCAAACCTGTATCTGTCTCAATACCCTGCGTGCTGGTGGCACCGTCAACGAATGTTGGATAAACCGTTTCATCCGTTGTGTTGTTAGCCGAAACTGTGACGTTGGTGGCCTCAGTAGCGGTATCAGCGTTACCTGTTACGTCGCCTGTTACATCACCCGTAACATCACCTGTGAGGTCACCTGTTACATCACCCGTAACATCACCTGTAACATTACCTGTAACATTACCTGTAACATTACCTGTAACGTTACCTGTGAGGGGACCAGAGAAAGCGCCCGCAGTAACTGTGTCCTCCACCCAAACATTGCCATCCGACACATTTAGTGCTGTTGTGCCATTCGTACCCTCAATGATCAACTTGTTCGTATCAGCATCCCACTCAAAATAGTCACCTGCGGTGTTACCCCACAGTTTAACATCATGCCCAGCACCCGTCGACCCCACCGTCAAAGTGCTGTTCAACTGAATAGCGCCAGTGATCGTCTGGCCGCCCGTCAGTTGTAACAGAGCGGGCGTCGTATTAACAAAGTCTACAACAGCCGCAAAGTTTGCATTCATCTCCGAGGCAACGATTGTGGTGCCTGATGTAAAGGTTGGGTTTGGTACGGAAAGTGTCGCCATGCTCTTATCTCAGTCGGCGTGGAAGATAAGTAAACGCTAAAGCGTTTACCTCCCACGTATGATTAGTCTCTCTTGGGCCGTCAATCCGCATACTTACTGCCTGCGCTGTCCCGATAGTCGGCAAACGCTTAATGTCGGTGATAACTGCCTCTGCGGCAGTGCCCCAATCGGCGTTATCCCATTCAGCGGTGTTCCATACGGATGATGAGTCACGACCCGCGACCGCAACTTCAAACGTCTTATACGGCTGTGCCTTGTCAAAGTCACGGTAGATGCTTACATCCAACTGAATAGACGATTTAGCCAATGTTACCATGCGGGCCTTACCCCACCGTTTCTTAACAATTGGGTTCTTTGTCGTTATCCACGGGGTTGTAAAGTGGGAATCAATGTGGACTTCCGTGGAGCCAAGGTAGCGATCTGTAACCCGCGTATCCTCCGCGTCTATGTGAATAACGCTGCCTGTGTTTGTAACACAGCCACCGACTGCAATCGGAGTAGAGTTCGGAGGCCGATACGCATACAGCGGCGCCGCATCAATATTTGTCATCGTCCACGCACCAGCCTCACCCAATGACGGATCATACACCAGCGTACGTCGTACCGTAGCACCACTGGCAGTCCAATCAACCGATACGTACAAACGGTTGTTGGCCCATGCCAACTGGGGCGGATTCGTAAACGAGATGCGTCCGTCGTCAATAGCGGGCTGCAACTTGCTGAACACCCAATGGAACCGTTCCCCGTCATACAGGTAGACACCTGAATGTCCATGCCACATGAATACCCCGTATGGAGTGGACACGGGACTGGAAAGGGCAATGGAACCTACCCTGTTTGACAGTGTGACTACTTGGAAAGAGTCAGAATCGAAGCCAAAGACAGCGTATGTGCTGTCGTTCTTGCAGACGATCAGACGGTCGCCGTGGGGAACCAGCCCAGTGATGTAGTCACCGTGTTCGCCCTTATCAATGTCCACATAGTCGGCTGCCGACCATTTTTCGGCATCGTTCAGGTTCGACCAACGTAGACGAAACTTTTCGCCTTCAATGTTGCCAACCCAAACAAAGTTATTCCATGCCGCAATATACTGCGCCTTCGGCATATTCCCTGCCGAACCGTCAATTGTAGTTCCCAAGTCGGCGTCTGTGGAACCATCCCACTTGAACGACACCTTGTCGTATGAGACACCGTATGCGACGTTATTGAACGTAACCCCGTATACGCGCGAACCCGCAGTTCGCGTCGTAATATTTGTGAAAGCGGTAAAGTTGCCACTCGCAGAGTGGGCAACGGCGGTACCGTAGTTGACCATCAACTGATTTATGCCATCGTCAGTATGGAAGCCCCAAATGCCTTTCACATCGGCACTCAAAGCCGTAGAGTTGCGTCGGTCGATGCCGCTTCGCATGGCAACCCCGCCACGGGGATCGACACTGACGTTCATCATGTCGGGGGATTCGTTTTCGGCAAGGTCGAACTGATCTGCCCGCAAATTCAGGCCACCCGCAAATGATTCTAATGTCGCCAACCTGAAGTCGCGTTTAGCCATAACGAGTTACCAAACAATCCCACCCGTGCTTGCATATCGCAACGCCCCATACCCAGCCAAATAGCGGGTATTCGTGCGGGAATTAGCGATCATTGGTTGAGGTGCAGGCGTGTCAGCATACCTGCGTGCCACATTGTCAAGTTCGATCTGAAACTGCTGCATGTACTGACTCGCCATCAGCGGGTCTTCCTGCTGCAAATATGCCTTCGCCAACCCGTAGGTAGCGAGAATAGGATGGAAAGCGTCAGGTAGATCAGGTTCTATGTCATCAGCCGTCCCACTACCGAAGGCGGTCGGGTTGCGGAAAGCGCGTACAGTGACCGTTAGGGTGTCGCTGTCGGGAGTCGGATAGAACCGTACGGTGTCGTTCCAGATACTGTACTCCCACGGTTCACCTGAAGTAGACACATCCAATGGATGACTGAATTCTGCTGCATCTCTTCCAACGTATGTTAGTACGTGATCGTCGGTGCGGATTGCCGCTATTTCTCGTAGCCCCTGTGTAACTGATGCCCCGATGAAAGCCAACGTGTAGTCTTTTGTTCCAGATGTGGTGGTAAAAGTTGTTGTGGTTTCAAAAAACGGCCACCGCTTCTCGCTGAAAACGAGAGTATCAAACCCCTGACCAAGCATTGTATCCAACACTGTGTCACTAATATCGGTTGAGTCGATGTCGATAACAGAACGGATTTGATCCCGCATCTGTTTAATAGTCATCGCCATTACAGTGCCGCCTGCCGTGTGTGCGAAGCACAAAGAGCAGACCCAGCAACGGGGCGCGCTTTACACGCCGCCCCGCTGCGGGTCGAAGCAGAACAAAGTGTGGTCTGAGGGGGTTCCCACTCGTCAACGAGTTCTGAAACCCCTGCCACCAAACGGGCACCTTTAGCGTCACCCATCACATACGCGGCGGGAGGAACACCGTTTGACCCCGCTGGGATAGCATTGGATCTGTATGCGAGGGCAGGAACGCGATTTTGGGCCATTTGTTTCCGTTCTGCTAGACAGTTTGTGGGGGCGGGACTTCCGCCCCCACAAACAAACTATCAGGTAATGCCGTACAGCATACCCTGACGGGCACGATTGCTCGTCGTAAGGTTGCCGTAAGACAGGATCTGCGCGTAACGCGCATCCTGATTGGTAGGCCGCACAAACGGAGTTGGCTTGAACCAAACGTCCGAATGGGCAACAAGGCGCAGATACTTCGTGTTCAAGAAGAAAATCTTGTTGTCGTTCTGGCCTGTAACCGTGTCATAGGTAACGGGTGCACCCTTGTAAAGCAGGTTCTGGAATCCAGCATCTGCCGTACCAGCATCCGAATACCGCAACTGCGGCTGAAGCAGAGCCTCGTAGGCTTCGTAAACAGCCTGTGAAGCGATAAGGATAGTGGGCTGGTCGTTGCCGACCGACACAGTGTTGTACACGTTTGCCATCGACGCCAGCGCCAAAGCGCCACCTTCGTCAGCAAGATGTGACCTCCACCATGAGTTGTCGCCATCGGTGGCGTCAATGCCACCAACTGTGAGTCCCGTACCAACAAGTTGGTTCAGTCCACCCCAGTCTTTACCACCGTTACCCGTTCCGTCATTGAAGAACATGTCATTCATGTTCTCAATAACGGTTTCCTCAGCCTGCATGATCTTGCCTTCCAGCAGATCAATGATCTCGGCTTCACCGTTGTTCTTTGCTTCTTCAATACCGTTGATCGTGATAGTGACCGCGTACTGCTTCCAGTCGTACTCAGCGGCAGAAATGCCAGTCTGAGCAGTCGTGGCGATAGTATCCGATCCACTATACGAGGCAGCGGTGCTGTTGGTCCCATAGATGAGCGGAACAACAATCTTTGCACCACCACTGATGCGCCGAATGGTCTGTCCATTGGTCAGCGCGTAAAACAGTGGTCGGGCAGAGAAGATGTTGTCCGTCAACTTAGGGATGTAGTTCTTCAGCGTGGTTGATAGAATTGCGTCAAAATCAGCGTTACCAGCAGCCATGTTGAATCACCCCTTTCAAATATAGTTGGTTAGTTGTTAGATTCTTCTAAAGCCAGACGATATGCGTCACGGATCGAAGAAACCGCGCCAACAGCACGCTCAACATTATCCGAGGTTGAACCTCCCGTAGTCGAATCGACTACGTTCGCAGCCCGCTTCTCTTCCACAATATCAGCGTTTCGTGCCCTATCTTGCATTGACCCGTAGGTCATGTGCGTGTAAGCGGCATCCAAATTGCCTATGTTGTTGCGAAGAGCGTGTGCGTATAGTTCACTCTCGTTAATGTCGGTATTGTACTTTTGGCGGAGTCTGTGCAAATCCTTTTGCAAATTGTCCTGTCTTTTCGCTCGTTCTTGAGTTTCAATGGATGTTTCAATTCGTCGCAAGCGAACTTCTTCGGGGTCCAAATCCTCAACGTCTTCAAAGTCCTGAGGGGATTGGTTGCCGCCGCTGACCCCAAAGGCATCACTTAAAGCAGTGATAGCCCCACGGGGATCAGATTCTAATGCTTGCACGATTGCCTCACCTTGAGCCAATCTCTCGCGTTCGCGGGCCAAGTCCTGCGTCTTACGGGTGTAATCTGCCTGACGTTGGTAACCGCTCTGAAGTTCCTCCATAGATACAAGGTGCGTTTCGCCATTAACTTTAACGGCGTGCGCCCCCTGTTCTGAAGTTGCTTCATTTGAAAGTTCAGGAGTACTGGTGCCCAGTTCCATCGTTTCATTTTCCATGTGGAATCCTTTCGGTTATTCCTATTGTAAAGAAAATAGTGTCCCAAATTATAGATTTGGTAGTTCCAAACCCATCTGATTCTGCAATTGGGCCAACAATTCGGGCGGTACTCCACCCGTAGCCTCAAACACTTGCTGCGGAGGCGGCTGTGGGCCACCCATGCCGCCCGCCATCGGCGGCGGCGGCATACCCTGTGGAGGTGGCCCCTGCGGAGGTGGTCCCTGTGGAGGTCCACCCTGCGGAGGCATCGCTGGCTGTTGCTGCACCAAAAACTTGTCGGGGTCTTGTATCCCAAATCCGTACGAAAGTACATACCGTGCCAACTCGGCAGGGTCAATAATTACGCCGACCAATGGAGCCAAGGCGTTCATCAACGAAATCGCCTGCTGGCGACGACCCGTTTCGTTCAACGGCTGCGTTGAGCCACCCTCAACGCTGAAATCGTATTCACCGATAATGTCATCTCGCGTGTACGCGACGTAATGCTGCTCGCTGTTCTTGCCCGCGATACGAACCATCTGGTTACGGGTCATGTACTGCTGCATCAACTGGATAACGTGACGGGCCACCTCGCCAATACAAATTTCGACCATCGCCAACTTGTCAGAAGCACGCGCATTCCCTGCATCTGCAATAATTGATGCCTCGGTTGCCGTACGACGAATCTCAGGCATCTGCCCACGGGCGTATTCCGATACGCCGCTGACAGTGTTTACATCATTTTCAATAATCGTAGAATGATTATACATTTCAGGAGCCAAGGGCACCTGCGGTAACGGTACCACAATTTCACCCAGCGGCCTGTTCTCGTCCACAACGGGAACAAACCGTCCATCTTCATCAGATTCCAACGCTTCTCGGCCCTCGGGGCCAAATGAGCGTTCATGGTACAGATACTTGCGTGCGTATCGCTTACGATGGTTAACCATCTGCGTGCGAGTCTTGTTCAATTCTTCCTGTAGCGACTCAATGGCTTCCAAGTCGCCCATTGGATAGAATGCGTCAGGAATATCGTAGTTGCGGAGCAGAATATACGGATGCCCGAAATCGTATGGCATCGGAGTCGGATCAAGCAAGTAGTCGTCGGCCCCGTCGGCACAAACCGACAACAGCCCCTCTTCAATATCATAGTATTCGTACAGTGTGACCCGCTCAATCAGGTCAGAGTACTGGTCGCGTTCGTCGTCGTTTTCCCAACGAATCTTCAAGCCAGAATCGGCTTGCAGATTCTGCCGAACGCTTCTGCGGAATCGCTTGTCGCGTCGAACCTCTTCAATCGGACGCACGATACGCTGTGCAACCCACTTAGCATCTTCTAAGCAGGTTGCTTCGGGGTCAACAAACATGTCGAATGGCGAAATACGTTCCACAAACGGCTGATCCGCAATAATTTCCATCTGCGTAGACGGAATCGACGCTATAATATCGTCGTCTGTTGGCAGTTGGCCCCCCAACTCAGGGTTTTCAGCAGCAAATTCGGTAATTTCGCTAACAGACTGGGCGTAATCGTCGTCCATTTCCTCCCCCGACAACCGCCGCTCCTCCTCAACGAACTTCCAACCAACCTTCAACCAGCCGTGGCCGATAATCAAAAAATCTTTGACCGTACGGCGAAACGGCTTACGGTAGTCGTAGTGACGCCACAAATAATTTGCAACCGCTTCAACAAAAACAGCACGATCAGCGTCTTCCTGCCTGTTGGCAGTCACCGTGATCTTCGGATTGTTCACCGCAACCGCTGGCCCAATCACATTGATCGTAGAAAACGCCAAATTGACCGAAATGCGGTCTGTGGGAACGCCAACACCGCCAATATCCCAATATGTCTTACCACGGTACAAGTCGATCATGCGACGCCACTTGTCCTCGTAACCCTCGTCGTGGCGCCAACGCTTCGCCATCTCCAAGCGTTCTTTAGTGTTCTCGTACCGCTCCGAGCGGCTCTTTCGTGCCATAACCTACACCCAACGTCGCCCAACGTACACAGGGTCTTTCCCCGCTGCACGCGCTTCCGATAGTACCTTCTGTTCGCGTTCCTTCAACGTCATATGCTGCTCATCAGGCGGCAACTGGGAACGGTACCCGCGCCCAGTCACAACCGTCAAACTCAACGTCTTTTGACGAAACTCCCACATACTTTGCAACTCATCGTCAGACAGCGGACCCCGCTGTCCAACGATGTAGTCACAAAATTCCGTATAGGAAGCGTCAGCAGGCAGAATCAACGAACAGCAGAGTCGGGCTGCTTGGAAGCAGGCTCAACCTTGCCCGTGACACCATGCTGGTTCTTAGGCGTCGAACGAGGCGTCGTTTCCGACGACTTGGCCTTACCCAAACCAACAGTGGCCTTCTGCGACCCGCCCGGTCGGGCGGGGCCGTTATACAACATCGAAGTGTTATTCAGAATAGGCTTTGCACCCGCTCCGACATCGTTATACTTAGCCATTCGGCCAATTGCCATAGGACTCTCCTTTGTTCAGTATGTCCTACAAGAATGCTTATGCTGTCCCACGAGACAGATAAGTACCAATAGTATCATCCGTTGGGGCACCCGACGGAATCTGTTTCATCCACCAATCAAACGTCCACGTATCATCCACATGCTGCACATACTCAGGCACATACGCAAACTTGCGCATCTGATTAGCCAACGCCAACGCCATAACCCGATCATCATACGGCGAACCAGACATCGACCCGCGCTCATTACGCACAAACGTACGCAACTCTGCAATCGTAGGATCACAATGCAAAATCAGTTCATCATTCTTCAAAGCCTTCGCCAAATCATCAATCATCAACGGCTTAGACGTACGCGACGTTTTCCACCCATACTCCTGCGAAATACGTTGAGAAGACTGATTCAACGCCCGACGACGATACATATTCGGATACCCCAACTGGCGCAACACCGTAATCGTCGTCAAACCGTGGTTATTGGCCTCAACGCAACAAAGAGCATTGCCATACCACAACCCCAAACGGTACACCTCGGTAGCCAACTCATCAGGCGGAATACGCCCATGCCAGACAGCGACCTGCTCACCCTTCTTAACATCAATAACCTGAATACACGAATAATCGCCATGCCCCAACCCCTCAGCAGTATCCACACCCAAAACATACCCCGACCAACGCTCAGGACGCTCCCACACCGTCAACATCGGAACTCCAAAACATTCTTCGGGGCTTCATGGAGATAGCCGTCAACACCCTGTCGAACATGCACACGCATATCGTTAAGAACGTCAAGATCGAATACAGGATTACCAGAACGAACAAATGCGTCCTCGGCACTCGTCGGATACTCCTGCGCGAGTTGCCACGGCAACATCGAATCCTTCTTACCTTCATACCAAGCCTCATCCCTATCCTCGGAAGCAGACCACGGAAAAAACATAGCATCAAACTTGTTGTTCCCCGTAGACGCCCCATTCCACAACTGATGAAAAAAATTCCCCGACCCATTCGCAGTAGACAACCCGATAATACGGCCACCCACATCGGCAACAGGCTCAATAGACGCCCACGCCTCCTCAGGGTTCGGCAGGAACGCCCACTCATCCACAACCACTAACGTAGCAGACTCACCACGCGCAGGGTCAGATGCCGAAGGCATCGACGTAATCTGAGAACCATTGTCAAACCCCATGCGTTGCTGATGCTCCATCAACGACTGCGGACCCCGCTCAACCATCCACACAGGCAAATGCTTAAACCCGTACTTAGTCTTCCTCAACAACAAAATCGACTCCCGCTCCGTACGCGACAAATCAATAATGTTCTGATCGTCGTGAAAAAACGCCAACCAAAACTGATGCGCAGACACCAACGTCGTCCACCCAATCTGACGAGCCTTCAAAGTCAACGAATAACGATTACTTTCCCACCGACGCAACGCCTCAGAC